GAGATTAGAATTGGCAAGTGATTACCCTAACCTTTCTAATGATGAGGTCAACCTCCTTCTAGAGAAGAAGTATAAGGTGGATGAGGATATGTACGATGAACAAGATGTCTCATACTCTAAGCTTCAACTCAAGATAGATGCTGATAAGGCCAGAACCAAAATCAACGATGTCCGAAATGGATATATGTTGCCGGTAGAAAAGCCTGCCTCTTCAGAAGAGATTCAAAGTCCTATAGATGACCAGTGGGTAAATACCATGTCTGGCGTAGTTGACAACATGTCCTCTTTAGATTTCGATCTAGGAAAGGGCAATGAGTTTAAATACGCTATAGATGATAATTACCGCTCAGCTCTAAAGGATAAGAACGCTCGACTTGATGAGTTTTTTGATCAATACGTTGATGACTCTGGTCAGTGGGATCATGAGACATTAAGTGCACACCGTACTATCATTGATAATATTGACAGTATTGTTCAGTCTGCATACCGACAAGGTTTGGGGGATGGACAAAAAAATATTGTTACGCGTGCAGCTAATGTTGATGCCTCTAACCCGGTTCAGCAAACTAAAGATCGCAACCCAGTTGAAGAGCAGATTGTTAACGCACTCTTAGGAGGTGGAGACAGTTTGATGAGATTTAAATAATAACGCCTAAATAAAGTATTATGGCTTTTGGAATTACTGGGGCATATAGCGATGCTGATAGCCCATCACAAGGAGTAGTACGCCGCGCAACGATTGATAAATACAGCGCGCTAGGAGACTACATCGATGAAATCAACAAACCGGATAACCGTGAGTTGTTGGTAAAGACATTCGGTGATCAAGGTATCACCGGTTTCTTGAAATTAACTGGAGCTGTTAAGGCTGCAGGTACTAACGATCAAGTACAATGGTGGGAAGAAACTCGTTTACACCCAATCCAGTCTTACACTGTTGCTGGTTCTGCAATCACTGCAGCAAAGTCTCAGACTGTAACACTAGGTTCTAACGACACTTATGTTCGTGTAGGAGATATCGTATTGTTGGCTGGTGGTGAGCGTGCTTACGTTTCTGCTGTAACAGCTGGTACGTCTTTCGTAATCAAGAACTTGTTAGACGCTAACTTACCACAAATCGCTATCGGTTCTGGTAAAATAGCTATCGTTGGTAACTTGTACGCACAAGGTACTGACCAGCCAGGTGAGTTCTTCGAGAGCAACGTTACTAAGCGTACAAACGACTACATGATCTTGAAAGAGACTTACAAAGTTTCTGGTTCTCAAGCAACCAACATTGGTTGGATTAACTTGGGTAACGGTGATTACCGTTGGTACTTGAAAAACGAAGGCGACACTCGTCAGCGTTTCATGGACAAGCGTGAAATGATGATGTTGTTGGGTCAGAAAGTAACTTCTACAGATTCTGCATTGAGCGGTATCTCTGGTTCTGAAGGTTACTTCGCTGCTATCGCTGACCGTGGTATCAACGTATCTGGTGGTGCTATGACTGCATTGAGCGATTTCGATTCTTTGATTAAAGAATTCGACAAGCAAGGTGCTAACGCTGAGTACGCTCTATACGTAAACCGCGACCAAGACTTGGCTATCGACGACATGTTGGCTGCTGCAGGTCACACTGCTGCTGGTGGTACTACTACTGGTTTGGCTGCTAACTTCGGTGCATTCAACAACGATTCAGACATGGCTGTACAGCTAGGTTTCAAATCATTCACTCGTGGTGGATACACTTTCCACAAGCACGACTGGAAATTGTTGAACGACCCACAGTTGTTAGGAGACGCAAAAGAGTTCGTTGGTGCTGCTATTCCACTATCTACAGTAGTAGATGCTAAGAGTGGTGATCGCAACCCATCGTTGGAATTGAACTACAAAGCTTCTAACGGTTACAGCCGTGAGATGGAGCACTGGATTACTGGTTCTGTGTTAGGTGCTAACACTGACGGTAATGACTTCGCTCAGTTCAACTACCGCTCTGAGGTATGCTTGGTAACGCGTGGTGCTAACCGTCACGCTTTGATTTCTAAGTAATCAATCTGATATGGGGGGAGGCTTCGGTCTCCCCTTTATATCTTTTTTTTAATTCAATTAAATACTACTAAAATGGCATCAGCTACAGTAAAAAAGGCTGCACCTAAAGGCCGTAAGGCAGGCAGCGAAAAAGAATCCTTTGAGAAAAAGGATCGCATTTATACAGTCATCAGCGGAGGAGGGATTGTTTATTCTCTACCGCAAACCGGAGTAACGGTGTATGACGAATCTACCAACTCTGTTCGTGAGTTGCGTTATTGTCCAAACGAGCGTTCTGTCTGGAGAGACGAACAAAGTCAATTTGCAAAGAGAGAGCATATCATGTTTTATGATAGCCTTCTTTATGTGCCTTACACAAAGCCCAATCTAATTCTATACCTTGATTTACACCCGGGTAATGTTGCAAATGGGGGTAACCGATTTGAGATGGTGGACAATGAGAAGACAGCAGAAGAGCAACTAAGCCAAGAATTCCAGGTGTTAGATGCAGTTAATGCTGTTCGTGATAAATCTATCGATGAGCTTGTGCCTATCGCTTTGTTCTACAACATTAATGTAGACCGTCCTGCAAGTGAGATTCGTTTTGATTTGTTACAGCAGGCCAGATCTAATCCATCTGGATTCCTACAAAGTTTTGATAACCCAATGGTTACGGTACGCGCTACAGTGAAGAAAGCTGAGATGTATCAAATCATTAAGACTGACCCTACTGGTGCATACTGGTTTGATAGCAGTAAGCTCATCTTATCGACACCAGCTGGTCAAGATACGGTAGACGTGATGACTCGTTTCTGTATGACAGACAAAGGCGCATTGGTGCTTAGTGAGTTAGAGCAGAAGACTGGTAACTTATAAGTTACTACTACCTAGAAAGTTAATGTAGTGAGGGGCGGGAAACCGCCCCTTTCTTTTTGGTATATTTGTAGGTATCTAAAAGTAATAAAATGGCTAGTGTTAATACGGTATATAACACCCTAAAAGACCTTGCTAATAAAGAGCAAAAGGGTTTTGTGACGCCATCTGTGTTCAACAACTTTGCTCAAATAGCGCAGGTGAACGTGTTCAAGGGAATGCTTGATAAGATTGTTGCGAGCAAAAGACTGCGTTTGCGTCAAGCAGACGGCAGCCGACATATGTCTGTTGAAAATCAAATCAAGGAAGATCTTTCTTCTTTATCAAAAACAACAACCTTGTCAAAATCTAATGGTGTGTTTACCAAGCCAGACGACTTTGCATATTTAATATCAATGACCTCCGGGGGAACAATCTTGTTAGGCCAGAGTACGCGTGTAAACGTTGAGGTGTTGTACGATGAATCTAAGATTGACTATATCTTAAAGAGCGACTTGTCTGCACCCAGTGAATCACATCCCATTGGTTTGATATCTGACGACATCGAGGTTTTCCCTAGCAGCATAAGCCGGCTAAGACTTACATACTACAAATACCCAGAAGGGCTTAGCCCCACAACTGGCGCAAGAACCGCTAGTCTTCCGTCATTCGGATACACTACATCAAACGGTGTACATGTTTATGACGCTAGCACTAGTGTGGACTTTGAACTGCCGGACCACTATGTTCCCGAATTGGTAACTCAGATAGCAATGCTTATCGGTATTAATTTGAGAGACCAAGATGTGTTCACGTATGCTAGCCAGGAGGATATTAAAAACAAACAATAATGGCTAGAAATTACGTAAACTTAGAGCAGGTAGTTAACGACTTCATTATCACCCTAGATGGTGATGACTTTGTGGCCAATGCTACAGATACGCTGATCCGTACGTTTGCACTTCGTGGCATTCGTGAAATGGGTTTTGATTTATCTCAAAAGCTGCGTTCGTTAAAAATGAAAGTAAATACCGATAATAATACGGTAGAGCTACCAGACGATTACGTAGACTTGGTTAAGATTGGTGTGATTGGAGCAGATGGGCTGGTGTATGTTTTTGGTGAAAACCGAAATATGCATATTGCTCAAAAGTATAAGGTTACCTCCGGCAGCGACTTGCTTGCAGCCAACGCTATAGATTCTGACTCTGACGGGGTTTTTGACAGAGTAGATGTAACAGAGAGCGGTCAAGAATATAACGCTCTTAGAGGATACGATTCTTATGTGTTCAGAAATTACTTGTACGAAAACAGTGCGGGTCAGTTGTATGGACTTGGTGGGGGACAGTATAGCGGTGAGTACCGTATCAATCTAGATCAGAGTCGTATTGAGCTTAGTATCAATGACCACGTAAACACAGTGGTTATGGAGTATGTATGTGATGAAGCTAGAAGCAGTAACCCTACCGTGCATGTTTTTATGGAAGAAGCGTTGCGTGCGTATATTTACTACAAGCTTATTCAGCACAAGGCAAGCGTGCCTATGAACGAGAAAATGCGTGCACGCACGGAATACTATAACGAACGTAGGCTAGCTAATTCTAGACTAAAACGGTTTAACAAAGAAGAAGCACTCAAGGTTATTCGCAAGAATTCTAAGCAGTCTCCTAAATTATGATAATCAAGAACGTACCACAATACCTCAACAAAGCTTCGGACGAGAAACTTCTCAAGCCGATAGAGATGTTGGATGCAGAGAACGTGCAGGTTTCATCTGACGATGACGGCAATGCTGGTATCGTTAAGACTATAAAGGGGAATGCTCATGTTGAGCAGAACTCTTCTGACGAAGTGTACTTTACTCCGGCAAGCCTTAAGGTTATCGGGTCTGTCGCTATACCCAAGAAGCAGCAGGTAGTTTATTTTGCAAAAGCAGAAGCTAATCTTACAAACATAGACCACATTTATGTTTACGATGTAGACTTGAATAAGTATAAAATACTATACCGTGGTAGCCAGCTCGGTTTTAACATTGATTCTTTTGTTGAGTCTAGTGTCGTATTTAATGGTGACGACGAGGCGATCGTGTATTTCACAGACGGGGTGGGCGAACCTAAAAAGATGAATGTTGATCGTCTTCTGGCTAACCGTTCTGACATATGGAAGGATGCTGATGGCATTAACTACTACACTGACGCAGATAGAGATGAGTTCTTTGCTGTCTGTAAAACCCCACCGCTAACCCCAATCACGTTTGAGTATACTACAGACACTGCTGTCCAAAGTAACAATGTTACAGACAAAACATTTCAGTTTGCATATCAATACATCTATAAAGACGGAGAGGTAAGTGCTGTATCTACGTATTCTAAAATTGCAGTTAACCCTAACACATACGGTACTGGTGTTGTAGAGCCGGAGTTTGAGAGAGAGAATAACAAGATTGTACTGTCCTACCAGAACGGTGGATCGGAAGTTGAGTCTATTCGATTCCTTGCCCGTCTTGGTGGGACTACAGTCTTTTATAAAATTGGAGAAGTAGACAATGGTACTGGGGCTAACCCTACCTTTGACTTCACTAATGATGGAATGTTCCCGGCTGTTTCGACAGCAGAGATAGATAAGGTATATGATAATGTGCCGCTAAAGGCAAACGCACAGAGTATATCTGGAAACAGACTGGTATATGGTGATTACACAGAGGGATACGACAATGTTGCAATTAACGTAGAGTCTTCTATCACATATGAAGACGTAGAGGATACTGGAACGATCAACGCTACACTACAATCCGTCTCCCTGGGGAATGGACCTGCTATCATTATTGACGGTACAAACATGGCAGCTAGTTACGGTCAAGGTGCTATCATTAGATTGAAGGTTACATTATCCGGTTCTAGCGGCTCATTTAGAATCAGTAGAGACTCCCCGTCATATTTATTTAGCGAGGATTATGTTGTCGGTTCGGACAACGGAAACTACGGATTAGGTCAGTACACTGGTAATCCATCAACCAATAACTATGTAGACATTCCTTATAATACAGACAAGGTTCTCAGTGCTACTATCATAGCAGGTTCTGTTATGACGCGTGACGAGATCCTCGACGAGATAGAGACTCAGTTTGCGGCAACATCAAACGCTGTTTACGATTACACAAACAACGGTGTTAATTACAATGCCACTGGTGTTGTAACCTCTGTTGGTTCTGGTACACAGTCTTATTCTGTAGGAGATCCAGTAGAGGTTGGATTAGACTTCCCGGAGATTGAGCTAGCCTTTACTGCTGATTCAGCATACACTGTTACAAACAAAAGAAAAATAGATATAGAGTTTGATGTACTTAAAGCAAAGGTTCATTATAGCTCCGGTATATCAAAGCGCTTAGTGCAAATTGACGGTCATCCACTAAACGATACCAGAACCACAGCTGCTAGTTACCTCGGGGTTGCTAACTTTAGATACATATCCACGACTAATGTGACTTTAGCCGTAGATGTCAAGCGTTCTCTAGAGGCAGGTCTTTCTTCGTTTAAGACAAGCGCAATGCATAATTTTGGTATTGTGTATTATGATGCTAAGGGCCGGGCTTCTTTTGTACAGAAAATTGACGGTGTTTTTGTTGGGGGCTACACCGATTCCAACCGAAGCACAAACCTGGGTAGGGTTCAGATAAACTTAAAGATTAAACACACACCTCCTAGCTGGGCTAAGAAGTATCAGATAGTATATGGGGGTAATGAAACTTATTCAAAATTCCTCCAGTACGGGGTTGCAGGTGCTCACTATATTTCAGACCAAGACAGTATATACTTAGATTTGTTTCCTTTAGAAGGACAGAACAATTCTTACTCGAAAGACAAAGGTGCAAACCTAGAGTATACCTATCAAGACGGAGACATGCTTCGCATTATTTCGTTCCATGATTCCTCACAGAATCGTGTATATATTGATGACCAGATATACAACGTCCTTGGCAAAGAGGTGGTGACTGACGCTAGCAAGGTAACTCCAAATCGTGCGTCTACATATGTTGTAATTAGAGATGAAGATTATTCCTCTAAAACGTACAGCAACTTTAACCTAACAAAAGTTAAGGCGGGTAGTGACGACTGGGGTCAGCGTGTTATGGTAGAGATAGTATCGCCTAACACCGTCAACAACGACACAGTATATTATGAGATAGGTGAAGTATACGATATTACTAGTGGCGCTCATGTTGGAGATATAACTGACGGCGGATATCCAGTAGTGCAGCTTACTGATGGTGATGTTTACTTTAAGCCTCGCGAAGTGCTAGTTGCTCCTTTTGATTCTGGCAGTTCTGAATATGACGAAGATGATTATTCTAACTATGAATACGAAACTTTCTACGTGGAGTCTTCTAGTGTCAGCGACTACTTCGACTCAGAGGTTACTTCTCGAGGACGTCCTCACGCTATCAATGAAGATGCAAAGCAGGTTCGTAGACGATCTTCTGTTACGTACTCAGATCCGTACATAGCGGACAGTGCTGTTTTAAGCCTCTCCAGCTTTAACCCAGCTACTGCTAACTTTAGCGACTTTGAGATTCGTCACGGAAAGATTGACAAGCTTGTTGACCAGACCGATAGACTTTATGTTTTCCAGGAGCACAAGGTAGGTATTGTAGGTGTAAACAGAAATATACTAGAGACCCTTACAGACCAGAACGTTGTGGTTTCTAATGTAGTATTTAGTACTCCAAATTATTATGCTGGAGACTTTGGCTCTAGCGGTTATCCTGCTGCTGTGGTAGAGCGGTTTGGTATGATGTATTTCGTGGATGTAAAAGCGCAGCGAGTGCTTCGCATCTCTCGTGACGGCATCACGCCTATTAGCGACCCGAATATGGATTCGTTCTTTGATAAGAAGTTTTCTTCATATTTAACTGAAAGCGGTAAGACAGAGCTTGATATAGTTGCTGGTTATGATCCAGACAACTCAGAGTATGTGTTAACTAGTAAAGACCGTGGAAGCTACACTGGATTCACCATTGGGTACAGTCACAACAAGAGAGTGTTCACTTCTTTCTATTCTTTTAAACCAGACTTTTACACCCACATAAATGACAGATTCTTTTCTTTCAAAGTCGTTAGCGTTAGCGGTACGCAACAGTACATGTGGGAACATGGTGCTGGCTCAACATACGGCAATTTCTATGGCACAGACTACGACGCAAAGATTTCAATCATTGCAAACGCCAATCCGTCCATGGTTAAAGCTTTCCAAGCATTATCACTAGAGGGTGATTCCGTGTGGTCTGCTGTGGTGTCTACCTCTAATCAAACCACCAGTATTGCTACTGGGGATTTTGATGAAAGAGAGCGAGGTTACTACGCTGCTATACCTAGAGATACTAGCGCCTCTACTGCTAATTACATAACGATAGGTATTGTAGACGACGTTACCGGAACAGCGGTAACCTTTGACAACAAGATTAATAGAATGCCTATACCTTTAGGTGCGGCATTGTATAAGGTTGACGGTAGCTCACTGACTAATCTTAATGCTACGGTGTCTAGTATTGATAGCTCTAAAAAGCTAACCACCAGTACTGCGCTTACTTCTTCTGAAGAGGGTAAGACTATTGTGGCTAAGCTTTCGGCTAAAGACGAAGGAGATGTCCTTAGAGATTACTACGCTAAGATTGAACTTACTAACTCTGTACATAACAAGAAGTCTGAGCTGTACGCTGTAAACACAGTGTTTGTAGATAGCCCTATGCACTCGGCGCTTAGTCAGAGATAATTATTAAATTTGTAAAATAGTATACTATTATGATAGATCCAGTAACGGGAATGCTTATAGTCCAAGGGGTTACAGCCGGAGCGCAATATCTCTCTGGACGTAAGGAGGCTAAAAAAGCAGAGGCAAGAGAAGAGGAGATTCGTTCTGCGGGTATTCCTAAAATGGAAACCCCACAAGAATACTTTGATCTCTACATGAAGGCCAAAGAAAACAAAGGGGCTCAGCTTGCTACAGCGCAGGCTCAGCAAGGTATGGCTGATACCGCTGCTGCTTTGCAGGCCGGTGGTTCGCGTGCGTTAATCGGTGGTCTATCAGCGGCTCAGCGTAGAACAGACACAACAATTGCAGGTATTGGAGCACAATCTCAGCAACAAGAACTGTCTGCCCTTGAAGGTTTGGCTGGCGCTCAGATGCGCACCGGCATGATGAACACTCAGATGGCTGGCCAACAATACTTCAATGATTTGCAGGGAGCTCAGATGGGTTACCAAGCTGGTAGACAGATGCAGGCTAGCGCTATTAATAACTTCGCGCAGGCAGCAACCTCAGCTATGGGTGCTTACAGTGATAGTGAATATATGGACAAGTACTACGCCAAGCAAGGGATGAAGACTCCGGGTGAGTTTAGTCACGATGAGAATCCTATCGATCTTGTACGCGATGGTCAGAAAATTGGAGAGGCTACCGGTGGAGAATATATATTTAATCCAGAGCAGTCTAAGAAAATGAAAGCACTTGCTGGTAAAGAGAAGTCTCCACTAGCAAAATACGTTGTAGGGTTACTTAATAAATTTGATAAGAAAGCAGGATGAGTTTAATTTCAAAACCACTAGACTACAGTTCTGGAGCTACTCAAGCTGCTATCCAAGGCATTAGAGGTCAGCTTCAGATGGCGGCAATGGGCGCTGAAGAAGATCGTAGAGAGCGTAAGCGCGCTGAAGCGCAAGCAGCCTCCTTTGAGAAAAGCATGTCTGCTGCTGAAGGGTCGGTAAATTTCTTACCACCAAAAGCTCAGCAAGTATTCTCCGCCTACCATGACGGTTACAAGCAAGCCTTGGATGCTTATGAAGAAAACCCGTCTCAAGAAAACCTAAACAGTATCAACAGAATTGTTGGTGCTGCAAACACATACTTGAGTCAATACGAGGGATTGCATAACGCAGACAAAAGCACTTTGCTAACCGGTATGTCCCAGCCAAACAAGTTTGGTATATCAACAGAGACAATGATGGGTGAGTTCGCTATGCGGCATGGTAACGGTTCTGCATATAGCGAGGTTCGTTATGACCCTACTGTTGGTGATGTAGTTGTTAGCGGTGGTGGTATGGTTGGTCTTCGTGCATCGCAAGACCCTATGTTCAACCCAGACAATGCAATGATATTCCCTTCTAAGGCATCCATACCTAGAATAATCTCTGCTGAAGATTACGGTGGTAGATATGAGTCTTTATATTACAATCGACCAAAAGGGGAATTTGATAAGACCCTTCGCAATAGAATTGCCACGCAAGAAGAACTTCAGTTCTCAGTGGCAGCGTCATTAGCTGCTATGGATTACGGTAGCGATCCTCAAGACTTGAGTAGAGGTATTGAGAACATCATGTCTGACCCAGAAGAAATGAAGCGAGCTACAGACCTATATGTAGACAATGCGTGGAGACAAGCAAGCGTTGCTCATCAGAGAAGAAGAGAGCAAGAAAGCACTGGTATAGACTACGATGGATCAGATGCAGTGACCTTTACTACAGAGGACTACGACTATACCGCAAGTCAGATGACCACAACAAAAATGTCAGCAGATATTCCTACCTTTGAGAAACCAATCAAGGTGTTGATTGAGGCTGACCCGGGGCAAGAAGTTACCCCTACTTATCAAAGAGTTGTGCTAGGCGCAGCACAGCTCCCAGATGGGCAAGGAATTGTTGTTAAGGAGAATGTCGGAACTACATACTATCAAGACCCTAATACTGGAGAGACAAGCAATACTCCTCAGCCGGGGTGGAACGAGATGACTCGTTACGAGAATAGAAGTAGAGTGATCAAGCCTAGTGGTATAGAGGGGCGTAAAGAATACGCCGCTTATGTAAATGCACTTAAAAAACAAAATGCGTTAAACCAAGAGGCTTCATTAAAGGTGATAAGCACAGAACAGTCTGCACTGCCTGGCCCACCGATGCCTCCACAATAACATACTAGATGAACGAAGAGTTACTGCAGTTATTGCAGAGTGGTTTCGCCAGCGGATATAGCGAGGATCGCCTATTTGCCATGGCCATTGATCAAGGGTTTTCTTACAATGATGTCACCCTTGCATTAGAATCTTTTAGTAAAAAAAAAGACCAAACTCAACCTCCTCCCCAGGTTACAGACACTATGGCTTCTGGCTTGGAAGGCTCTGGGTTGGACTTATCATACGAGACAAAGGCTGATGGAACGCAGTTTCCGGACGACTTATTAGCTCAGCGATTTACTCAAAGCTCTGCTCCAAATAATAAACCGCAGGAAACTAACGATAGAGAATACCGTCATGCACTAATCGCTGATGACTGGTTCGTGGATAGAGACGATTGGTTTGGGCGTACCGCTAGATGGTACAACAACTTCATGGCTATGGGTCTGGCGACCGGAGCTCAAGAAGATCTCCTAGACGAAAGCCCAGAGAATAATGTTGATGCCGCAGAGCGACTCGCTTATTACAACGAAATCCAAAACAAATACAGAGACGAGCGAGGCTACCCTGGGTGGGAAGACTTTGGTTCGGCTAGTGGTTGGTGGAAGACCGTGCTTCCAGAGGTGATGGGAAATTTCTTCTCCTCTACCGTAGGTGCAGTTGCAAGCGGTGGCTCACAAGAGACTGTATTAAAAAGTATTGCAGAGGGTCAAGCTGTAGGGACTAGCGCAGGTCTTGCTGGTGGTCCTCTTGCTGAGTTTACAGTTCCAATAGGTTACGCAGCTGGTACAGCGTACGGCGCTGCTGTTGGTGGTGCTTATGCTGGTTCGTATGCCCTTGAAATGTCGGAGGCTATATCTCTAGCTCTTGAAGACCTGCACATAGACACCGAAGACCCAGAAGAAATTGCTCAGACGTTTGAGTCTGAAGAAGGTTTAAAAAAGATTAAGGAAGCAATGGAGCGCCGTAAGGTGCGTGCTGCTGTTATTGCATCTGTAGATGCTCTTCTCGCTGGAGGTGGTGGTACGACTGCCCAGGCTATTAGAAAAGCTGGAGGTAGCAAAACAAAAGCAGTGGTCGCTGAGATATTAGTGGATGCTGCTGGAGGTGCTGCTGGTGAAACTGCAGGTCAGATCGTTGAAGAAGGCAAGGTTACCTCGGGTCTTGATATTGTAATGGAGGCGCTTGGCGGCCCAGTAATGGCCACGCCTGCTGCTGTAACCCGTGGCGCTAGCGCTAGGTATACAGAGCTGATGACCCCTACCGCAGAGAGAAACTATATCCAATGGGCTCAGCAGAACAAAGCAAACGGCAGTAGTATTACTACCGCGGCTTCACTTATGGGTGACGGCCAGGTTCAGATAGTAGAGAAAAAGATACAAGAAACAAAAGAGCAGCTTAAGAATGCTAAGGGTAAAGAGGCAAAGCAAACTTTGCGTGATGACCTTAAGCAACTTAGAGAGAAGAAATACGAGATGCTCAATGCAAACATTAGAGCATTCGAGGAACTCAATCAAGACCAACAAGTAGAGTTGCTCGAGAAGAGTCAAAAGATATTTGCACTCCAGCAGGAGATGCAGGAGACAACAGACACAAAGCTTAAGTCAAGATTGGGTGCAGAGATCCTCACTATGATGACGGGCTTTAATACGTTTGAAGTAGAGGCTGTAGCCCCAGCGGTAGAAACTACTACCATGGATCAAATGCAGGCTCCGGTTATGCCAACAACAGATGCTAAGCCTATCGTCGAAGGGCGCTCTGAGGTTGACGCCTTAACTATCAACACACTAGAAGATGGAACTGAGGTTATTGCTCAGCGTCCTATCGATGGAACAGAGGTGCAAGGTGCTCTCCGCTTGGAGGGTAACCCAGAAAACCCTACACTGGTAGTTGAGACTGAAACAGAAAAAGTAGAACTCGGACAGCGTAGTGAGGTAGACCCGTCTACAATCAGAATGTTTGAGCCGGCTATTGCTGAGCGTGAGACACTAGCGGTGCAGGAAGATGGATCGTTTGTTTATCAACGTGATGACAACCCTAACGTACCGCAAGGAACAAAGCTTACTATTGATGAAGAGGCTGGCGTTAGCGCTATCTCTGTATTTGGCGAAGGCCAATTCAATCCACTACAAACACCAGAGGCAATTGCTGGTGACGCAGACAGAGGTGTCCGTGTACAAATGAAAAACGAAAGCGGTGAGGTTGTTGAGCTCTACGGCCAAGACGCATTGGATGCTGCATATCAAATACTGCTGGCAGCCAAAGAGAACCCTGCAGATAGAGCAAAAGTTAACCAAGTAATTGAGAACAATGAAGCAGCAAGACAAGCCCTTGAACAAGCCGAACGTGAGTTCGCAGAAGAAGGATCTGTACCAGAGACTGATGGACCTACCACAGAGCAAGCGCAACCAAGTGTTGGCCCAGCTCCTCGCCCAGCCGAAAGAGTAGCTCCGGGTGCTGCTGAAGAGGCAGCGTCAGAAACGGAGAAGACTAGAGAGGCCGTTAACGAACTAGACGATTCCGTTGAGGTTCGTGGTGGTGCAGTAAATCCAAGACGCCACGGTGTAACCCCACGTATTGCAAGCATGCTTAACAGCGCGTATAATGCATTCGTTGGTTTATATACAGAAGCTCCTCGTGTTATTATCCATAAAACAAAAGAGTCGTTGCAGCGTGCTACCGGAGGCCCGTACGAAGCTTTCTATGAACATGAAAGAGAGGGTGGCCCAGCTATACACGTTATGTATAATGCGACTACCGCTGCTATACGTGAAGAGTTTGCGCACGCAGGACTTCGTCACGTCATGGTACTCCAGCCTGCTGTTCGTACAAAATTGTTTAACGACCTGCAAGGCATTAACAATGAAACACTTCGCAATAAAATCAATGAGCGCTTCCGTAAGTACGTAGCGTTCTATATGGAGCGTGGTGCTTCTGAGGCAAAGGCTGTTGCCATCGCTGAAGAGGAGGCTATTGTCGGTATCATTGCAGACATCAACGACAACCTTAATCAGATTGACGCTAGTGCTAAGGCTAAGACTAGACGTGTTATCAACAAGATGCTCGGCACTAAGCTCGGCAAGTTCCACCTAAAGAGCAACAACGATTTAGTCAATATGATCGAGCGTGTTACGCAGGGATACAGAACTGGTAATAAGATATACATATTAGACATTGTTAGAAACGCACAGCCAAATCCAAATCCAAACCCGGCAGAGGCAATGCGTACTGAGTCTGACCCTACGTCAGATGACCGTGCTCGATTGATTGACTTTGCATTTGACCGTGACCTCGATTTGTCCGACATGAAGAAGTTGGGTAGCGGTGCTTTTGGTTATGCCTTCATGGTTAAAGATAAGGACGGGCGAGACGTTGTCCTTAAGCAGGCACAGAGCGTTGACGAGATGTACATTGCTTCAAACTACTTTGATAGATTTGGCGGTAAGCTGCCGGGCCTTGCTCAGTACTACGATGTGGCTATTGCTTCCGATGTAGATGGAGTGCCGTTTATATACCAACTCAAAGAGTATTTGCCTACATCAATGACAGACGTTGTTGGTAGAGATGGCGTCACTTCTCAGCTTAGCGTTGGCGCTGTAGTCGGAGACCTTGAGAACATTGCTGAGTTATTAAACAGAAATTTCCCTTACTCCGGTTCTTTAGGTCCTAGCAGAGGTATAAGTAAAATCCAGCATCAAGCCATGATCGAAAACATGACCGTGGCGAAACAACTTTACCAGGCTCTTAAAGCCGCTAGACTTGAGCCAATCAATGATTCAGAGAGAACTGCTGGTTCTGGTTTTGTAGAGTTGAGACTGTCTAATCTAAAGGCAGTGTTTAGTCCTATACTAAATTCAAGAGGGCTTAACATAGAGATGAACACATACCAATACTTGTATGAACATTTGTTTGGTTTAGACTACTATGCTGACGACCGTTTGGTTTTAAAGCCGGATGTCACTAGAGCTGAGTTATCTTCTGCGCTTTTGCGTAAGCATGTAGTAAAGAGTTTAGTTACTGACATCGCTGACGGTTTATTTAATTGGGGGTCTATTGGTACTGCTACTTTAGAGTCGCTTCAAACAAAGGCTAGACTCTTGGGGGAGGCCAGTCCTAGCAGCTTAGAGCGTTACGAGATAAGACAAGAATCTTTAGAAGAGCTAGAGCAAAACCACCCCGGTTCGCTAGAGAAGATATCTAAATTGTACGACAACAATGAAATGATATTCACCCTAATCGACAAAGCCATTACCTCTACTTTCGATGTCGAAAACTTTACTGCTGAAGAAGTGATAGATGTTTCAATGGCTTATCTCGACAACCAGGTGGCAATGAGTAAGAGTCTTGGGCAGTTGGGCTTGAGATCAGCAGACCTTCACCCTGGCAACGTAGGGTTCGCAGCTATCAACTCCGAGAATAAGATTGAAAGATTCTCTTCTGTCAAGTTCTTTGATATCATGGGCCCGATATATGAGGGCGTAGAGCGAGGAGGGAATTTCCCGGTTACAGAGATTGATGCGTTTATAGCCAGGGATTTCAAGGAGTTTGTTAATGAAGGTAACAGAAGACTTAAAGATGCTGCCGCTGATATGGATTACTACACCAGTTTCGGTGAGGAAGACTTTGCGGCACGCACATATTACAATCACATAGGTGTTGGTGTTATACCTCCTATCACCATCAAGGCTATACTAGATGCAGAACCGGAAATGTCTATAGGCGAAAGCAACCTGGGGTATGATAGTACTGCACATCCTAAATCTAGAGAAGCTCTTAAGCACATAGCAAAGACCATTGGTCTTGTTAAACTGATGCATAAGAATCCAGACTACAAGTTAATGAGGGTTCTGCAAAACGAGTTGTTTAAAGTAGATGGTGCTCCGGGTGTTACCAAAGTAGACACTCAACAGCGTGACGACATATACTTCTTTAACGAGCAGGTACAGACGGCTTTCCATGATGTGCTCCAGGAGTATCAGCGTGAGGCTATGCTTGATCCTAGTGAACGTTCGAATGTAGATAGCGGTAACCGTGCACGTATTGAAGAGTACTTGCTTGCTGATGGTGTTGAGTTTAATTCGATCGAAGAGATTGGCTCTGGTGCTTTTGGTAAAGCATTTATCGTTAACACAAGAGAAGGCGGGGACCTTGTTGTCAAGAGAACCGCAAGCAAGAGAGAGACCTACATTAGTTCAAGATATATCAGCCGCCATAACGGTAAGTTGCCCGGGCTTGTTAAGTATCACTCTATGAGAGCGATGTTCTTGGACGCCGCAAACGACTGGATGGGCAGCGGTGTGATATTTGTCACAAAAGATTTATCAAACATAAGGGTTGGTAAGTATGGTTCTAGTTATGATGTTTCGGTAGGCGATGTCTTCGGACAGATTACACTAGCTGTTAATAGTGTATACGATAAGTCCACAGAGTTGCTGGGTTATGTAGATCCTGGACCAGGTGTGCGTAACGGTATAGATTTACATACCGCGCAAAATACCGCGCTGGCTTTAATGCAGGTCTATCAAGACCCGTACAAGGTTGCAGAGATTAATAAGTATATTGAAGATGAGCTTCCGGGAATCATGCTTCGTGGAGAGAGTTACCCCAACACTGTAACTCAAGAAATTATTAACGGGTCTATGACCCTTGAAGATATCATTAGTTATGCTGTTAACTTCTGGCAGATGGCAGGGTCGTTTACTTTATTAGGCGCCGCCAATCCAGATATACACAGCGCTAATCTAGGTTTCTCAAAAGAAGAGAAAACATTAAATGGATTCCCCTTACTTGAAGCATTTGATGTTGACGGGTTTGAGAACAACATGATGCTCAACAGCCGCCAGGCACAAGAGGACCATCAAACTTTCATGAATGAGATAACAGACGAGACAAAAGCTGCATTCATTCCTGGGTATCAAGACAAGCAATACTTCTTCTTTGGGCAACCGTTTTCTCAGTTGAATCCAGTGGGGCTTGTTGGTGAGGAGGCTGCTAAGTTTAGAGAAGAGAACAAAGATGAGATAGTAATGGAGACCGCTATCCCAGCTCAAGTTCCAATCACCACCATGCAGGACGTCATGTACGATCAAGAAGAGGCTGAGTACACAGCAGGAGACATCATTGAAGAACTTCGATTGCCTCGAGACGACGAATCTCCTTACAGTAATAAGGACCCGTATTCAGATATACTTAGACAGTACGATTACGGATATACAATCCCATACCTTGACGGTACAGAACTGTTTAGAGATTTCCGTAGACAAGAAGACGGAAGCACGGCAGACTTTAGAGCTGGAGAGATAGCAGAACTGCTTACCAAAAACATAGATCAGTATGCTCTTAGTGATATGATTGAAAGGATGAATGAGCCTATGTTCCGAGCAACTTATTCAAGCCGATTCAAGGATATCTTTGAGACCAGAGAAAAGCAAAGAGCAAGCTTGGTTTCTGCATTGAAGTCTAAGCTCGACTACATGGAGAATGGAAACCGCGCTCGACTAGATGACGAGACCGTTGAGTTAGCGGTATCTAAAATCAGCGGCGGAAAGCGCGTGTCTCCTGCTCGTGCTACATCTGCTGGTTCAGATGTCAAGCTCAACTATGACGGGTCGAGACAAATCTCTATGGACTACACCAGAGAGAACGCTCCAGCTGTATATGTTCGTGGCGCTTTCGTATTGGGTACACACACAATGATGTCTGACATCAAGGGTACTAAAGCTTTAGATACTAAGAACCCTACAGAGGCTCAACTGAAAAAGGCTGACGAGATCTACGAGATATTCGTTGAGCGCGCAACCAAGAACCTTATTAGACTTCACGATTCTTTCAGTGAAGATGTGAGAAAATATTCTAAGCTCTGGTATGTTGGTGCTAACCTTACCGCTCAAGACATGGGCGCAAGATATGGGTACTCTCAAGAGCAAGCCGCCGGTATCCTAGCGGCTCTGTCTCCGCAGAAAGATTGGTATCAGAACATGGCGCTAGCTGAAGCGGTGATGCGCGTGATGCGCAATCAGAAAGATACAGAGTTTTCTAAGGCTATGTATAACAAAGCCCTTGGTAATACACGTAAGGTAAACAACAAGGTGCTTAGCCAGCAAGACTTTAAGAAAGCGGTAAACGAAAAAGCATACCAAGCTTACCTCAAGAGAAAGGCTGTGTTGCAGAGCATGATAGGCAAGACTTTAGGCGAGATGAGTCTCGAGGAAAACGGAGCTATGAACGCTGCTATGTTTGTCCGTACATACAACGAGATGTTTGAGGATCGCAACTACCACGTGGTAAGTCCTATTGGTGAGCGTATTGGTTATGCTAAGAAAGCAGATGGGTCTATGTCCACTATGGCATGGGGTTCTTATGCTGAGATTTCTTCAGCAACATCTATTGTGTTGAACGGTACTATGTCAAACATCGACAAGCAGGTTGGTGACCAACACAAGGTGCGTTCATTCTTCAACAATATCAATAACCCTAACTCTTTGGAGGGTGATGTTACGATTGACACTCACGCTGTTGCGGCTGCCGAGCTACTACCTTTAGCAGGGTCTAGCTCAGAGGTGTTCCACAACTTCGGCGGTGGTACTGCTGCTATGAAAGTCAAAGCTGGTAGTTCAAACCTCGGCATCAAGGGTGTGTACTTTGCGTATGCAGAGGCATACCGTAGAGCAGCAGACGAGAAAGGTATACTTGCAAGAGAGATGCAGTCTATCACATGGGAAGCTGTACGTACTTTGTTTACCGCAGGCTTCAAGGCTCAGAAGAAAAACAAGCAAGAGGTTCGTGCCATCTGGCAAGAGTATAGCAAGGGTAACATTAGCTTTGAAGAAGCTCAAGACCAAGTGTTTGAAAGAGCCGGCGGTGTGTTCAACCCGGACTGGTATGTAGACAGCGGCGATCGCGCAAGGCTAGATGAAACTAGAGAGAGACGTCACGCTCGCAAGATGTTCCAGAACCTACGACCAGATGTTCCTTTCGAGGCAGCCGTTCGTGAAGAACTTAAGAGAGACCCTTCTAGATTCTATGAACCTCAAAAGTTTAGCGAGATCAAAGAGCGTCTAGAAGAGATGAGTATTGAGGAGCTCCTTGCTGAGATGAAAGACGTTGCTATGTTTGACGGAGATAACCCCTCTGTTATCAATGACGCAATGGGTTCTTTAGCCGGAGGAGACTTCCGTGTTCTAGCAACACTTGAGTACCTCAAGAGACTGCAGCAGCAGGGGCGTACTTCTGAGTACCGTGCTGTTCTGAAAAGGTTCTTTGAAACTGGTACAGCTGTCGGTCAATTGTTACGACAGTTCGGTGAAATAAAAGGCCAGACTCCAGAGGGAATGAAAGACCTGGTTGACAGTGTGTACGAAGCAAACGGCACTACTCTCTCTGATACAGAGTACGAAGAGATGGGTGCTATTGTTGATGATTTGTTTGATGGTCAGCAAGATGTTCAAGCATTGATCAAAGAGCTTTCGGAAACCACAGACATGGACCGTGTTGGAGAGATTGAGGGAAGATTAGAGGACGCTAAACGCAGAGTGTCTGAGGCTAACAAACGATTGAATGAATTCAATAGCAAGTATGCTATGACATGGGGTAAACTAATTGGTTTACTTATCCAAGGTAACCTTCTTACTCCGGTGTCGCAGATGGTCAACGTTACCGCCAACCTTTCTACGCTACCTATCCTAATGCTAGACAAGACTCTTGGGTATGGCGCTGAGGTTTTGATTAACGGTATCCGCAAGAGCATGGGGAAAGATGTTGACCCTAGTATAGCATCATTACCACCTTCTATAACTGCAGCAATCTACGCTGGTAAACAGTTTGGTGTTGGTATTAAAGACGCATACAAGAGTGCTATTGGAGAGACTGTACCTAACGATAAGTTTGAGTACAACATGCAGCTTCAGCTGGCGCCCATCAAAGCATTCGGTTTGATAATGGCGAACAGCGACAAGCTTCCGGACGCTGTGAAGAACGGTACTAAATTAGATCAGATTGATTACCGTGCTAAGAAATTCCTAGAGGCAGTTGGTGGTACACCAGCAAACCTTATGTTCAGACTGCTGGCGTTTGGTGATGTGCCGTTCTTTAAATTCATGGAGGGATACGAACTATACAGAGTCGGTAAGTCTTTAGGGCTTAGTGGTGATGAGTTAAATAGATTCTTGAAGTATCCAAATGAAGAGTACAGAAACAAGGCAACACAAGCAGGTCTAAAGGTTACGTTCCAAGAGGATAACCAGTTTGCTACATGGTTGAATAAGGCTATAACAAGAACCGCTGATTTAATCGGGGAGCGCAGTCGTGTATTAGAGAATGCTTTCCGTGTTGTGGTGCGTATGCACATGCCGTACGTTAAGACTCCGGCTAACATCCTCGCTCAAAGTATTCAGCTAGCACACCCTGCTATACCTATTGCTACCATTGCTATCAAGAAAGCAGCAAGAGGGAGAGTATCTCAGCGCGAGCTTGCCGAGTTGTTGTCGAAAGCATTCATGAGCTGGCTGATGTATAAAGCCACACAGCGATTGATGGAAAGCGGATTGATTACTACTCCGGTAGATGCTGACGTTGCAAGAGAAAGAGATTTGAAATACTCGGTCGCTCCACCCAACTCGATCAACATCACCGGTATCAATAGACTATTGAAAGGTGAAGACCCTACACTTCAAGCGAATGATGTATGGTTTAACTATCAGAAGCTTGGTCTTGGTGGTGCGGTAATGGCAGCCCAGGCAGTAGGCTTGAAGTCCACAATGCGTGATGCGCAGATGGAGTCTAGAGTACTTAACCGCTCGGACAACTTCATGGATTACCTTGCAGATTTAACGGGTGTTGTTCCTGGGGTGTTAGGTTCTATGATGAACCAGTCTTTCCTTACTGGTATTGACGGTATCATTAAGCTTCTTGCTGACCCAAGCGAGCGCCAGCTCACTAAGTACCTTGAGAACATTTCGCGTTCTGGTTTCTCTGTGATTCTCCCGAACTCACTCAGCGCATTCTACCGCTCTGGTCGTGAGTATCTTCCGGACTACAGACATCCTAACGCAGACTTCTTCAACGTGCTTGACAACATCTTGCGTGATAAGACATTCAACTACCTGGGTACTGGCGAGCAGGTCATACCTCGTGTGAATATTTGGGGTGAGTCAATCACGCAAACTCCAGAGGGTGGTGGCTCATTGATGATCGGTGATGGAGATGAGTACCCTTGGTTGTACAATACCTTCGGTGTATTCAAATCTAGAATCAGTTCTACTGACCCGGTAAAGGTTGAGATATACAACTTGTTCAAAGAGACCGGTGACACTGATGTGATCCCTGGATATCCTATGCCGGTGGGTAAGTTAAAGATTCAACTCACCAAGAGTGAATCAGCTTACTATGGATTGAATGTAAACGAACCGCACTACATTGACGTGATGCCTAAAGATGCGCATGCTATGATGAAGATGTTCGGTACATACAGATACAATGAGATTAAGAAGTTTGTTTCAAGCGACTCTTACGAGCGAATGACAAACGCACAAAAGATTAGTGCTTTGAAATCTATTTACAATAGAAATTCTAGAGGCACATACGATGGCGGTATCTATCCATGGAAAGCATACCGTGATGGAATGGTTAGAAATTATTTTTTAGATTTAGGAGATGAGTAATATTATTAAAAAGATTCTAGGGGGTGGTGCAAAAGAAACTGTAGATGCGGTAGGTAATATCGTGGATAAGTTTGTTGCTACTCCAGAAGAAAAGGCCGCAGCGAAAGCTCAGATTGAACAAGAGATTAGTAAGCGTTGGCAGTCAGACATGGCATCTACATCTTGGCTGTCTAAGAATGTACGCCCACTTACACTCATGGTGGTTGTGGTTTTCCTAGTATTGATGACGTTCTTTGATGGCTTCGGATTGGTAGATGTTAACGGGGCGTGGATCAATCTATGGAACATGCTTAGCGTTACCGTTGTTGGCGGTTACTTTGCAGTAAGAACAATTGATAAAAGAGGAAACACAAAATGAAACTACAAGTATTAAGATTCTCTTCGCAAGAAGACAGTACACTAGGGTTGTTGTTCGATGTAACAGACGGCAACAGAGAGTTCTTAGCATTCACATTAGAAGATGAGCACAGAGAAGAAAAAGTATATGGAGAAACACGAGTCCCTGCAGGAGAGTATAAAGTCACGCTTAGAACCACCGGTGGATTTCACTCCCGCTATACTAGAAAGTATGGTGGGTTTCATCGTGGCATGCTTTGGGTACGCGACGTCCCAAACTTTGAGTACATACTTATTCATACTGGGAATACTGATGACCATACTGCTGGTTGCCTATTAGTAGGCGATCACTCGCAGCAGAATATAACTAAGGAGGGATTCATTGGTTCATCGGTTGACGCTTACCGGAGAATATATCCGGACCTAGCCGATGCTGCAGAGGATGGTGACTTGACTATCGAGTACGTAGACTTCGATATCCCTAATATCTAAACCCATTAAAGCCGACCATGTGAAGCAGTGTTTCTAGTAGATGCGCTAGCTTCATGTGTCTGGTTTTGACTACAATAAAAGCCCACTCTACATTCTTTCCGTTTTCTTTGTGGCGCTTTATCCTTCTAGAAAAGTTCTTCGTCATACCTATGTACCGCTCCTTTGGTAGGTAGTAGATTATAAACTTTCCGTCGAGCTTTTTCTTTCCGTGTACATCAGCTCGCTTCTTGCAAGGTATGCAATACCTTTGCACACCAGTGCGTCTGCTTCTGTCCTTATGAAAGTGTTCTCTGGTCTTGTGCTTTTTGCACTTCGCGCATCTAAACTTCTCTGCCATCTGTTTCGTGATGTTCAATGACGGCAGTCTTAATTAAGTCAAGCTCTATCCTTACCCTTTGATTCACTCGTTGCAGGATGTAGATGATTTTCTCAGTGTCACACACCGGGTCACCATTGGATTCATGGCACGATTCATAGAGCTCAACGATCTCCTTGTGAGCATTCTCACAAGCGTCGTGATAGAGTCTAGATAATTCGTGTTTAGTCATGGCCGTTTGTTTGTATATAATTTACAGCAAACTACAGACCATTAGCAACTAATGTATCACACGTTATTAACAATATGTTCTACCACCTGGTCAACCTCCTTCTGGTTTCTGGGTATGTAAACATCATAGTCCCCCATGTCGTTGTTCTTTAGCCACATGAGAAACATTTTGAAACGCAATGGGAAGCTGTGCTGTGATGGCACAAATCCTTTTGTCTCGATCACGAACTTATGTTTGTGACTCACAAAGTCTGGGGTGTAAGTGACAGCCCGTATCAACTTGTTTTGTTTCAAGCTGAATCCACGAGCTGCCTTCTTACCATAGAACCCTTCGTGTCTAAAGGATTCTAGTACCTCGAACCTATGACCTTCATAGTCAAAAGATAAATCACTAGACTTTAGTTTTTTGTAGCAGTACAACTCAAGGCTTGACTGGAACTCTATACCATCATGCTTTGATTTCTTATGTCTTACCGCTCCGGTCTTCTTCTTTCTTCTCATATTACATTAGTCATATCAAACGCGTCCTCAGCTGAGCTCGGTGGAATGTAGCTTTCAAACTGCTCACTGATAGGAGTGAAGAACCTCTTGCCTCTATCGTTTGCGCAGTAGAACCCAGTGTTAGTGATGTTCATTTGGAACTCTATTGGATCATACAATGGCGTCGGCGTACCACCAGTTTCAACCACACGCACCTTACGAACATGGAACTCAGTGGTCTTTCTTACCATAGGGTCGTGGTGCTGGACCTTCCTATGTATTGTGAGGAAGCAGGAGCAGCGGTTGACCCACTTGCCACCGTGCTCACTGTCCTCAGCGTAAGGCGCAACTGGATATCCTTCACCATCCTTGCGTCGCTGCGCCTCAGTTACAGCATGAGTGTTTAACCAAATTGCGAGTTCATTGTTGACGCTGTAATTTAAAAGTTCCGATGCAGCTTCGTAGTGATACTCATGTATCCCAATCTTAGAGTGCTGCCCCATGTCAATCTTAAGTGAGTTATACGGGTCTATGAATAGTGCATCTATCTTTTGACTCTCTCTAACTTTATCGGTGAAAGCCAGGATATCGTGGAAAGAATACATGTCTTTGTTACTAAAGAACACGAAGTGTTTGTTTACCCAGTTGTACGCACTAGCCAACTCACTGCGAGACATGCGGTCTACCTTTCGGTCGGTAGCAAATTCCATCAGCCTCATCTTCGTGCTGGCAGTAGCATTCTCGGATGAATACACACACCACTTCCACCCGTGCTTGATGCTTGAGTTCACCATGAGGTACAACACAAAGGTAGTCTTACCCACATTGCTATGCCCGTTGAGTATAGTAAACTCTCTTTTGTATCTAAAGTGTTTATCTAGGGTATCGCTTCCGGTGGTCAACCCCATCTCAATCTTACCTTGAGCAAAGTCTTCAATCCATTTAAAGTCATCGTCAGTGGGCGCAATGAAACTCATGTCGCCACTCTTCACGCGCTGCTTACGTTGCTCAGTTTTTTCAAAGGTTAATACCTCGTGGATAGGCATTCCCTTTCCTTCGTTCAGCGCGTCTCTAATGGTCCTCTTAGCATGATCGAAATCCTTGATGTCTCTCAATGATATCTCATACTCTAACACCCGGATAGCTTCTTCCTCAATCATCTTACCTCCGGCAATGTATCCGCCACACAATCGAGCTGCGTTATACAAGGCGTGATGCTTCTCTCCGTCCACCGCATTCCGTATCATAGACGCTGCTATGTTCAGCTTGTTGTAGTCGGTGTACTCTTGAGGTTTAATAAGCTCCTGCTTAGGCTTAGATTCTTTCTTCTCTTCACTCACATAAGCGGTAAAGGTTTCACTGTCTTCATTTAGATACAGCTCACTATCGTAACTTTCGTAGCAGGCTCTCGATACATTCTTGCCGGTAGGGTCAACTACAATATTATAATGATTGTCGAAATAGTTTTCGATAGCGAAGAAATGTTCTCGGTGTCTGGTGCTGTCATTGATCTTGACCAAGGCCTTCACACCCTTACCGCTAGGCGATAGCCAACACGAGTAAACATAAGAGTCCAGGGATAGAGTTTGCTTTACTTCGTTAGGATTGCTGAGGTCATCAATATCAAGTACAATAAATCCGCTATGCTGCTTTAACCCAGCGTCCTTACGCTCCTCAAAAACCCCGCTAAACAATACAGCAGGTAATGATATCTTAAGGTCTTTCTCTCCAGTGTCTCGTATCTTCTCGACTATGTCCTTACTCTTTCCGGACTTGATTCGTTGTAGTGCTGTACCAAGTGGAATGTGAAAGGGATTCTTGGTATCCGTTATTGATTGGTAGATGGTTACTTTCATAGTCGATAAGGTCGAGTTCTCTTTTAAGGTGTACTATTGCTTTAATGATGTCTTGTTTCATTGGATTGCCTGGTTTCTTCCCGGCCCTCATAAGATAGGTAAGCGCTGTGCCTACATTGTAATTACTCCTCTGAAAATCCAACACAACATCCATAGCTTCAATAGCCTTATGCTCTCCTATGTAGTAGTGGGGTACGTCTTCTAAATTATATTCCATTTTTGTATTCGATTCGCTCTTTATACTTAATCAGTTTCGCTATCTCCTCAAAGGTCATGGTCTCCCGACCCCAAACATCTTTACCTTCTAGTAAGATTAGGTTGTCTCCAACTTTGTTTGGTATGATAACTATCTTGTAGTCACTCTCTCCTTTGTTAGGCAAGCACAGTGTTTTGTCTTTGTGTTTAACCACATCTATCGTAAACGATATTTCTTTGCCACCTCTCTTGGCTCGGTATGTTGGGGGAACAGAACCAACACGCTCCATTCCCCACGCAAAACATACCATTAGATATAAGGTGTCCTCGATCTTAGAACGGCAGACCATCGCTATCCTCTTGGGTCGCTGGCTGCTTATCTTCTTTCTTTCCCCAGGTACTAGGGTCTTTTACGATTGCGTAAGGACGCCCAGTCTTGCGAGACATCTTGAGTTCAAAGTAAACTCGCGGTGTCTTTGCATTATGGGTTGCAAACTTCTTCACATCCTCGAGTTCATCGAGGGTGAAACTAAACTCTCCGCTTACACCAGTTGTAAACGGCACGAACTTGCTGTCCGTGTCACTCCAGACCTTCATCTCATTGAAGTATCCGGCTAAAACATTCTCGTTTTGGCTCATGATATAGATATTAAATTAAACATAGAATTCTTTGTAAAAAGTAGTGGCAGGTCGGTCGAGTTGGAAGTGCTCTTTGATAGCATCAACAGCTTTCCAAAACTTAAACTCTCCACTACGAAGTGTTTCATCACTTGCGTGTATCAACGCAGGTAAGTAGGGGTACGCTTTCTCCTGCGCTACCCAAGCAAACTCATTGCCGGGATAAACTGATGTGTAGATGTAGGCTTGAATGTCATAGCCAAAAGAAAACACATCCCGTTTAAAACCTCCGATACTACGGGTGCTCTTGCTGTCTATGATAATACCAGGCACTTTGCAATCCAAGAACCCTCGAACCGGAATGTCTTCAATCCAAGTATTAAATTCCACCTGGACTTCACCAGTGAGATGGCTGTCGAGCAGTCCACAATCATCTAATCTTGAGATCATGTCTATAGCCATGATGTAGTCCTCTTCCGACACCACATCCTTGCCCAATGCTTTAGCATCGACATACAATTCTTCTTTCCATTCCTTGTACCTTTTCGTAGCACGAGGATTCTTGCCGCCAATCTCAGCGCAAATCTCTTTGTCATCAAAAGTGTGAAAGCGGTTTTGGTATTCGTTAGGTTCAAACAAGAGCGTATCGTACACGCTCCCAAAGCTCAGCGCTTGAGATTCTTTTCTCAGCTGACCAGCCATGTACATTTCCCATAGCCTTATGTCATTGAGAGCATGTTTGATACTGCTATAGGAAAGATATCCCTTCCCGGTAGCATCTTGTAGTTGCTTGGCAAATTCCATTATCGCACAAACTTTTGCAGTGCTTCTACTTGCTTGGTACTCGCAGAGTCTTTGTACTTGCTGAGCACCATGTCGAATGCTTGCTTCTTGTCCTTGCTATTCTTGATATAGTCTATCGCTTTAGTAAACCACTCTCCGTCTTTCACTGGTGCGGAAGCTGTCTTCTTGCCGTGGGTATTGGTAGCGTCAGCGTCTTTAGTATCATCAATCAAGAACATACCATTGAGTGCGTACTTCCGTGCGTATGAGCTCGAAGCCCCGAAGCACTGAGCGATGTCCATACCCTTGCGGTTAGGGTCTATCCCTGCCTGGGCTCTCACCTCTGCTGCGGACTCGCCATCAGTAACCTGGACTGTAGATTCAATGAATAAAATTCCGGCCATCTCTTTGACCTCGTCGGAAATGGTCATAGATAAACCATTAGTACTAAGCAGCGGCTTCACTGCTTCTAAGATGTCTTCGGCGCTACGATAGTTGTAATTACCGAACTTGTTGAACTGACCTTTGGGCGCTTTCAAATCGCCCTGCACTTTTACAAGTGCTGCATTTAATTTGCTCATAATGAATTGAATTTAGTGTTGCTAATTTAATTATTTTCTACTGGTATTCCAAGTGCGATTTTAATCTGAGCCTGGATGTGCAAGGTGCGGCGTAAATCATATTCAGTTAGATCATATTCCCCCTCATATCTTTGGTGTATAACTTTAAGCACATCATCCATGCGGTCGCATAGGTAGTAAACCCTCTCCATGTCGGGTTTGTATGTCTTGTTTACCAGTTGCTCTAGACGAGCTTCACACTGGCCTCTTGAACTCGATGAGAAAATTGTTTTGCACAGCTCCTTATCTCGCAGGTCGAACCTCTCGCTGTCCGGGTTGTATGTTATATAATATTTCATGACTAAACTTTTATGGTGATTACATCTCCTTCTTCGTACTCTCCATCAATGAGCTGCTGCTTGATTTGCTCTAGCAATTCTATCGCATCTTTGATTTTGATTTTGTGGTGCTCCTGGATTATAATCCTATTGGCAGCCATTCGGTCTTCGATATATAAATCCCCGAGTTCAGTCACTATGTATTTACCAGTGTGAATCCGATGGATTAATCCTCGGTCTAGTAACCTCTTAAGATTACTTGAATAGAACCCCTCGTTGGTGTCACTCTTAGCGTTGCTTACCGCTCTCACAAACGATTGGATTTGGTGCAGGTGCTCGGGCTTTTCTCTTTTGATAAACCCGAGAACCTTTTGTGTGATATTAAGCCTTTTCTCCTGCTGCATAAACCTTTGCTTTAGTTCTTTTAAAATCAATAAACAAATCCCCAGTGTTGTCGCACACGAAACCTCTTTGATTTCCAGTGATTTCATCCGGGTTTAATCCGAGTGCTCTCAGCTCCTCATCTTCGATATCATTGGTAATCTTAATGATGTTTCCATCCTTGTCTTCTAGGTAGTAGAAAGGCTCACCAATATTTACCTCGTAGTAGTTTGGCTTGATTGTAGTAAGGCAGTCAAAGAAACTACCCTCCTCCTCACTTTGAATCTCAACCTGCACTTTCAATGCCTTGCATATTTGAGCCATAGAGTTTATGATTCCTTCCGGCATAGTCCATGCTGTCTTGAAGTGAAAGATGAATGTGGTTATCCCATTGGACTCCTCATCCGAGACAAAGGTTGGGTCCACGGCGTTCCACTTGGTCCCCCAGTTTGCGATTGACCAGTCGTACCAGTTATCGTAGCCATACTTGTCTCTAAGCTCAGCCTCATGCTCTAGAAGTTGAGCCAACTTTGCTCCCTTGATATCCCCGAGGTGTACACCATTGGACAAATCAAACTTAGGGTCACGCTCCTTAGCCTCTTCAACTCGTGTTGTTGCTGACGGCGATGTTGTATCTAACAAAGCCTCCGGCATCTTGATGAAGCGGTTGAAGTCTATGATTCCACTATCGTCTTGGATGTTAGAATCTTTCTCTCTAATCGCAGTCTTGAACTGCTCTACACTTGCGGACTGGCCGCTCACCTTTACCAGGTGTGATACATAATTCGGCATACTATTTATTATTTAATTGAACTTCTAACTTTGCGATGTATTCCTCCACCGCCTCGAGGTAGTGTACTCCCAGTACATTCTCTCTTAATCGCAGCATAAACTTTACGCTATCGATCTTTTCGTGTATCTCTTTAGACTTCATAGTTCTCGACGATATATTTCCTTACTTGATACTGCTCATCCTCATTGCAACGAGGCCACTTCTTGTTTAGTACCAGGGCTGCACAAAACTGCAGCCTAGGTAACCAAATATGCTTCTTCATAATCTCATCCCGAGACATCGTTGTTACGATTGGTTTGCTTCTCTTACTCATAAGGCAGCCTCCGCTTTTTCTAACAACTCTACAATTTCCTCATCTTCTACGCTCAGACAGATTTCGTAGGTGCAGTTTCCTTTACCATCATCTTCAAGGATTGCGTACTGGACTGTGTAGATATCTTCGTACTCAAAGTCAACATGGCGTAGTCCAATGTAGTCATCCTCGCAGTAGTGGTACAAGTAGTACTTCTCGTTGAGTTTAATCTCCTCCCCGTAATCCATACTAGCAATCATCTTCATAGTGATTTTGCTGTAGGCGTCATCGTAGGTGTTCCCCTTGAGGGAAGCAGCCGCAGCTGCCTCCTCGATTGTCAAGTGAGTGGGGGATTTTGTTTCTTCGGTCTGCAGAGATATTGCAAGTTTCGCTTCTTGCATCTTCATTAGAGTTTCGTTTGGGGACGCCATCTCTACAAATCGCAGTGATTGAAATACTGACTTCAAATCTAACTGCTGAGCTAAATGCATTGCTGCGTTTAGATTTCCGCTCTCCATTAGAGAGACCAAGGCTTCTTGGATTTGTGGATTGATTCTTTTCATAAGGCTTGTTTGTTTTACTGATATCAAAGTTAATACAATCTTGGATAAGTTCCAAATTTATTTTTGAGTGGTGCTCACTTCGTGCAAGAGTTTCTCTAACTGGTACACCTCTTCCATTAGGATGTCTCGTCTGTATCTCGAGGTCTCTAGTTTGCCTCCCCAGAGTTTAATCTGGTTCAACACTAATTTCTCGCCGATATTATTGTGGTCTCCGTTTCTGTATTTTTTCAGCACTCTCTCTGCTTCTGGTATGTCGTTGTTGCAGAATTCAAGGCTTCTCTCAACGCTCTTAAGTTCTTCACTTAAAAGATTCTTGATGATTGATAATTCGTGTTCTGTTACTTGTAAATTCATAAGGCTATTGTTTTTATTATTTATCATTCTTGTTTCCAATCAACTCGGCACGAGAGAAGTCTCTCACCAACTCTACCGGCACTTTGTACTGGTCACCAGTCTCTGCGTCAAAGTACACCTCGAAGTCCTCATTCATAGTGTCATCAAACACCAGTGTATCCTCGAGTTTTACCGCTTTCAATCGATCTTTTTCTTCCTGCTCCATTTGCTCGATTTCCGACTTGGTAAATGTGTGTTCATCCTTGAGGTTTTTAAGCGCCTCAAGAGCACGACGGAAGTTCGTGAAGTTGACATCTCTTCTGCCCTTGATAATCTCAAAGACAGTCTCGGTGAATCGGTCAAAGGCAGGGCTGTAGTCATCCCCAACTTGTGCGAGTTGGTACACCAAACCATTGGCTTCGTTTTGTAGCAATTCAAGTACGCCGATGGCTGATATGATTGCAGCGCCCTCGTCCGTTCCCCACATACTGGCTTGGCTGCTGCCCTTGTGCATCAGTGTGGCTTTCTTGTAGGCTTTTAAGGCCTCTTGCTTACGCACAAAGGCTTCTCCTCTCTGTATCTCTCTTTGTGCTAATTCTTGCACACGCTGTCTTGGTGAATTTAAAAAACTCATAAGGCTAATTGCACCCGCAGGTGACTGACTTTGGTTAGTGCCCAGCCCTACCACGATGTAGGGTCGATGCCTTGAAGCATCCACCGGGCTGCGTTACACTAGGTCTTAGGCTAGTGAGCGCTCTCCGTTATCGGCAAACGAGTACTTGGTTTTATCAGTCAAGATGATGT